GTTTCAGTATCAATATTATCTAAACACTCGTTCTCTTCTTGTAATACTTTACCTAATTCAATTATTGCATTTTCTAAATCAGTTTTCATTTACTAAGTCCTCGACAGTTATGTCGTTTATATTTTTATATTTAATTAATTTTTTAATTTTTTTATTAATCCATTTTAAAGAGAAAGCAGTTAACATTAATTTACCATTAGTAAAAATGTGTGTATCTTTAGGAACTAAATCAGCTGCTTGTTCTATAGTAAGTTTCTTTGCATCTTCTTCAGGAACTAAAGTTTTTACCCAATCAATTAAAAGCATTAAAGATTTTCTTCTTATCTGTTTTGTTTTTCTTCCGTTCATAGTACCTCCTGTACATTAGGAATTTTCTTTATAGTTGTAAAGTATACTGGCCCTGTTGAGTATTGAAATCCTCTTAGCCCTTGTCCATCGTTTGAATCTTTGTGACATTCAAACTTATAAGGACACCAAGTACAACCTCTAGCTAACTTCATGTTACCTGCTTTGCCTTCTGGTATAGGTTCATAACAAAACTCAGGTGGTTTCTTTTTCTTAACAATAGACTTAATAGATTTAATACGTTCTTTAATATTAGGCTTGTCTAAGTCTTCTGGTTTAAACAAGGTTAACTCTCCTGACTCTTTGTTTAAAACTAAAAAGCCACCATTGCTTGTGCCTTCTGCTTCTTCATACCCTGCAAGTTGTGCTAAGTATCCGAAGTTATCTTGCTCTACTAATGTGCCGTCTCTAAATTTCTTAAACGCAAAACCAGAAGCTGTCTTTACATCAACAACTTCTCCATCAATCTTACAATCCATGTGTCCTTTAATACCACTAACAGAAATTTCTTTTTGTTCGGAATCAATCTTATGCCCGGACATTCTAACAAAGAATAAAACTAACACTTCAAGTAAGTGTCCGTATAAAAATTTAATCATCGTACTAGATTCTAATTCTCTAGCAGAAACATTTTTAGAATTCATGTCATACCATAACTGACGAGAAGGCTTACCAACATTAGACATTCTTAATGTATTAACATTGGCTTTGTCTGCACCTCGAGGAGTTGCCCATTGTTTTAATGCGTTAGCCATGTCTTCACCAAAGACTTTTAAATCTTGGTCGGTTAGTTTAATATCCTTACCCTTGGTTAAAGTAGATATAGTAGAGTAAATATCATCTACTAATGTATCTAGGTTTTTATTTTTTGGCATCTTCAAACTCCTTGAATGCTTTAATCACATCTGATGAAAAAAGCTTTTGTAAATTAACTAAATACATTTGACTTGCATTATGGTCTCCACCAGATACAGTTTTAAATGTATCAAGCTTATCAACAATAGTTCTAAGAACATCTGTTTTAAACACAAGAGTGCAGTACTCGTTGTCTCCGATACAAAGATTGTGAAACCAATAGTCTGACTCAGTAGCTTTAATACCAGAAGGTTTACCATAGCTTTGATATTCAATAGCTATGTTCCCGGTCTTCATCCACATACCACGTTCTGATTTAACTTCTATCTTTTTATCTTGTAACATTGCTGCTACTTTATCTTCTCTAACTGTACCATACTGCAAGTCTAGGTCAAACTTCTTTCTGTTTTCTTTAGTGGGTTTCACTCCAATTACCTCCTACTTTATATTCACCATCCATAGGACAGCGAAGGGTTAAATGTTCTCCTGCTTTAATAAGACTACTAACAGCAAGTTCTCCTGCAAATTCTGCTTGTGATTCTTTTACTTCTATCTGCCACTCATCATGGATGTTAGCAACAAACTTATAATCAATAGCATTAAGTTTTAATAAATCGTCTAGTATAACTAAACCTTGTTTCATAATGATAGCACCATTACCTTGTAGTAAAGTATTTAAAGATGCGTGTTGATGTCTTACAAAGATTCTTCTTCCATCTAATCCTTTGAGGAAACCTTTTGAAGCCGCTCGGTCAACTCTTTTTTTAAGAGCATTAAATGATGGGTTACTACTAAGAAAGCGTTCTCGCAATCGCTTACCTTCAAGTCTATCTCCTTCAATAATGCTACCAATCTTAGCATCTCCTGCTCCGTAAATGAGGGCGTAGATGAAAGTTTTTGCCTGGTCTCTTGATTCAAGTCCTGCAAGGTTTTTGTTAGCCGTGTGAATGTCTCCATTAATGATTTCATTTATATAATCCTCGTCAGCCATATAGTGAGCCAACATTCTTAATTCTAATTGACTTGCATCTATACCTACAAGTTTATATCCTTCTGAAACAGTCCAACAACTTCTACATTCCTTACCGAAAGGAGAGGAAGAAGCCGGAACTTGTGCCATATTAGGACCCCGGTGAGACATACGACCAGTGATAGTTCCCATTGACATCACTGACCCATGTACCCTATCGTCATCAGCAACAGCATCAATCCATGATTCAATTTGAGTTGCTCTCTTTTGAACTAACAAATACTCTGCAATTAAATTAGCTTCTGGTATATGTTTGATAGCTTTCAGCGTACCCTCATCAGCAATAGGCTTACCTGTTTCTGTAAACCTTTTAGGTTTCCATCCGAAATCTATTAAGTACTCACCTATCTGTTGACGAGACCCTAAGTTAAATTCTTTTAATTCTTTTCTCTGGAAAGGAGTGATGTTTAAAGTGTCTACCCTTTCATCATACTCTAGTTCAGAAAGACCAGACTTAGAAAGTGTTCCATCCTTTTTTAATTTAGGTACTACATCTTTAACAGAAACCCATTTAGGTTTAAATGTTTCGTGTACTTCTTTTTCAACCTCTGATTTTCTTTTATTCAAAGAACTTAATAAAGACATCCCAACATGTTCATCAAACAAAAACCCATTGATTTCTTGTTGTTGTAAGATTTTACAAACATCATGTTCAAGGTCAACAGATTGCTTGGTAAAAACAGAACCTTCTTTTCTCAAAGTTTCTAGGACTCTTTTATTTAATCTAACATCTTGGATGCAGTATGTTAGCATGTCTTGACTGAAACCAGAGAAGCTTGGTTGTTCTCCTTTAGGGCAGTTAAGTCTCCAACCCCACTTCTCTAAGCTGTGTCCCCCATCACGAGTGGGGTGAAATAGTCTTGACAGGGTCAAGGTATCAATGACTTCTGCACATGCAGATAAATCCACCCCTAAAAGTTTTTTAATAACAGGTATATCAAAGCCTATAATGTTATGACCAATCACCTTATCTGATGCTTGTAAGAATTTTACTCCACTGTCAATCTCTTCTGGCCCAAAAGAATAAACCTTATCGTTCTCATCTATAGCAACGATGCACCAAATTTCTGTAGCAGCAGGTATTATAACCTCTATATTTTTCTTAAGGTCTACATCATAAACCTTTTGTTTAGAGTCAAACAGAAGTCCATTTGTTTCTATGTCAAATATTAATTCCATATTATCTCCTAAAAAGGTACTAAAGTTTCAGTTTTCTCACCCATTAGCTCATCATCAGTATACTCTGATAACCGACCAGACTCTGAATCATACACTAAAGAAGTAGCCAACCCAACATCACCGGTGTACCTTGATTTAAGTACACGAAGTTTAGTAGTCCTAGCTTCTAATTCATCATCAGCTTGTTGGTTTCTTTCTAAAGCTATAACACAATCAGATAACTGACCTATACTATTAGACCCTCGAAGATGTGAGAGACTAACCTCTACTCCATTCTCGTGTCCCTTGTTACCATCAACTCGTCTTAGATGAGAGACAAGTATTAACCCGGCTCCTGTTTCTTCTACTAAGCTACGAAGCCTGGTCATAATATTATCAATGGCTCTACGCTCATCACCTTCTGCTATCTGACTGACAAGCATATGAAGATGGTCTACGATTACCCACTTGCAATCACAACCAACGATAAGATATCTAAGCTTTGCAAAGATGTCATCAATTTCATTAGTACCAAAGTGAGCATGGATAAATACTTTATCTTTATCAAACATTGTCTTGTACATATCAATCAAAGTATCTTCACTAAACTTATCTCTCTCCTGGTCTACATACAACCTAGCATTAGCTTCAATAGATAGTATACCATCTACAGTTCTACGCCAATCTTCTTCGAGAGCAATGATACCTACATTATCTTCGGTGTTCTTTATCAGCCAATGCTCTATCTCTCTAGTAACACTAGACTTACCTAGCCCTGTGCCACCTGTAAGAGTTACAAGCTCACCTTGTCTCAGACCATACAGCTTATCATTTAAACCTTTCCAAGGATAAGGAATGCTTGGTTTTCTTTTACGATTTAAAAAGTCTTCTTGTTTCTCTGATACACGAATGATTCCACTAGGTGTATAAACTTTAGCATCCCACCATGATGCGATAAACTCTTTATAGCTACCTTTAATTAGCATCTCGTTAGCATCCTTGTATCCACTAGGAAGGGTAACAACCTTTGCTTTACCAGGTTTTAGAATCATTGCAACTTTCATTGCAGCTTCTATACCGGCCTTGTCTTTATCAAAACATAAGACAACATTATCAAAGCTTTCTACATACTCAAGGTTTTCCTTGATATCTTTAACTGCTGATGCTGCACCTCTTATAATTGATACGACTGCCCACTTACTACCGAGTAGTTCATATGCTGCCATTGCATCACACTCACCCTCAACAATAGTAAGATACTTACCACCACCCTTAAAAAGTTGTTGTCCAAACAAACCAACGCCATTAGGTGAGACATCAAAGGAAAATCTCTTGTCCTTGATGTATCTAATCTTGTTAGCTGTAAGCTCGTTGTTAATGTACAGAGGATAAATATGTTGAGCCAACTGCCCGGCTGAATCATATACAACCTTTACCCCATATTTCTCTGCTGTTTCTTTTGCTATACCTCTATCGGTAAGTTTTGCATACGCCCCACCATGTGCGTTTAATTCTCTGACTGCATCTTGCATAATATTTTCTCCTTGATTTGATTTAAAGTCTGGTTGTTTATCAAACTTAGGAAAGAAAGTACTGCAACTAAAACATTTAGCAGAACCATCAGTGTTTACTGAGAGTGCATCGCTACTCTCACACGAAGGGCAAGGCAAGTGATGCTTAATAAACTTTAAATTGTTTTCCATGTTTGACCCGAAAAAAAGCTAGGCACAGAATTTAATCTGTGTCCTAGCGTGGTTATAATTAAGATTCTTTTACTACTTTAGATTCATCTTCAATAGTATCTGGGTTGTCTCCAACAAACTGACCCTTCTCATTACGAGCTGAGTCTGTTTCAACAATAGCTTCTTCTCTTTCTACAAGTAAAGATTCTAAGTTGCCACGATGTGCACGACTTGCAAAGTCTAAAGCTTCTATAATAATTTGTAAGTTACCTACCTTCTGTACTATTACAGTTGCTTCTTGCTTTACTCCATCGTCATTGATATTGTCGACATCATATGAAGTAGTTCCGTTATCATTATTAATACTAATAATCATTTAGAATTCCTCACCACCTTCAATAGCTTCAAACTCTGCACCATCTCCAGATTTGTATTGAATCAATTCAATAACTTGCATGGCTTGAAAGTCCATGCCTTTAAAATCCCCAAACTTATTGCTAACTTCCCACTCGTTATATTGAATCTTAACTCGTGAGCCATTACCAACTTGTTCGTTTAATGGAACTTTGTTTGCATCAAGGAGTAAAGGTGCTTTGCGAACCATACCGCCTGGCCCATTCACTTTACGCTTGATATTAATAGAACGACCAACGACTTCGTCTTGGACTGTTAAAGTTTTCACTCTAAATCCACGACTTTCAAAATCGTTTGCCACCTCATCACTTACTACTAAGTCGACTGTATACACAGGCTCGAACTTAGTGTTCGGTGTTGTTACATTCGCCCAATAAGCGATTCCTTCTTGTATTGCCATATTAAATTACTCCTATATTGACATTGTTATTATACAATTATATATTATGTTGACCGATTAGTCA